CGTTACATAATGAATAATTTTATCATTCCATTTAGAAAATCTATCTTTATTTTTCTGATAATAAAGTGGTTTTTCATTTCCACTTACAGTAAAAGGAGATTCTGTAAGAACAAAATAATCTACAACATCATTTAAAATGTTGAGTCTCATTTCCAACAGTTCTAATTCATTAAAAAAAATAAACGAATCAAATACCTTCATACATTCTCCTTGATATAAAAAGCATCTCCCCACTCTCCTTTCCAACTTTCTTTTACTCTATTAAATCCAAATGGCTTTAAAAATTCATCAATTTGTTCAATCATAGCACAATTTTTATAGACTTCATTACGATTTACTTCGGTGTATATATATTGAATTTTTTTTAAAGTTTTAATTGCACCCTTTAAAACTTCAAGTTCATACCCTTGAACATCCATATTTAAAAAATTATAAGAATGATTTTTTGGAATTTCATCATCCATTACTGAAACTTCAACCATAAATCTTTCACTAAAAACAATATCGGGATATGTCAATACAATTTTTGGTTCTAAAAGAGATCCACAAAGTCCTGTAGGATCTGAAATAATTTCCATTTGCCCTTTAGAATTACCAAGTGCTTTATTAATTATTTTAATTTCATTCATTCCCAATTGTTTTGCCTTTTCAACTATTTGTTCAAAGCAATGTTTCTGTGGTTCAAACATTATTAAATTTTTTAATTCTTGAGAATTATATGTTTCCAATTCTTCACCAATATGTCCACCAACATGAATAACGCCGGTAACATTAACATTAAATTCATGGACAAGACTACTATAATCTAGTAACATTTTAAAATAATCTTAGAAAATTCTATATCACTATGTATAAATTTTTCCCATCTTTCTTTTGGAACTATAAAAGGATCTATCCACCAATCTTCATATGGGTTTCCTTCATTTTGCACATTTTTTACAATTCTTTGATATCCAAGTTTGACTAAAATTTCTTCTTGTTCTTCTTGAACTTCTTGCCCGCCAGCATACAAATCTGTTTCAAAAGTTATCACAGAAAATCGATAATCTTCTAAAGGAAGATTTTTAAGACATTCTAATGTAATTTGAGGAGGATCACAATCTACCTGAAGATAGTCAATTTGCTTTGGATACTTTCTTTCATCAAAAAGAAATTTATAATCAAACTTTGTCGCATCAGCACAAATACATTTATTTTTCCTTATTGTATTAAAATATTCTACTTTATCACTTTCAATTTCAAAGGAAACACCTTTCCAGTTATACTGAGATTCAAGAAGATATGAATTATTAATTACTCTGGGTTTATCTGCACCAATTTCTACATATGTTCCTTTCTTCTTCCCATTCAACATAGAAAGAACAAACATATCTTGCATTGATTGAGAATAATTGTTTTCAATTTTTTCCGATTCAAAAAATTTAAATCTCAAATTTTCATAATCAGATTTAAAATATCTTCTTGAATTTGGATATTGTCCTTCGTAATCAATCATTTCCAATAATCGTAAATATCTTTTGTAATTTCATAATCCATTTTTTTCACCTTGCGATTGGGTTGTTTCATAGCCCAAATAAACATAGACTCAATTAACTCTTCAAGGTTAGTTTCATCTCTAAAGTCTAACATAGTTTTTGCTTTTGTATGATCACAATAAGCATGTTTCACTTCATGTCTGGGTTCACCATGCTCAATAGGAACCTCATATCCATATTTTTTGCCAATCTTTTGAACTGCCTCAGCAACTTCATTTAGAGTAAAATATCTATCAGCACCAATATTAAAGATTTCCCCATCATAATCTGCCAATAATTTGTCGAAAGGTTCCATATAATACTTGATATCAGAGAACGCACGAGTTTGTTCTCCATCACCATACACAAGAATTGGTTCCCCATTCAAAGTTTTGCGAATAAAAATTCCAATCACATTACGATATTTGTCCCAAATATTTTGGTAAATACCCAAGACATTATGAGGACGAACAATATTATAACGAAGTCCAAATTGCTCATGAGCAAGTTTCAAATCACACTCTACAGCATATTTTGCAATACCATAGGGATCAATAGGTTGTGGTTTTTTATCTTCAGTAAATGGAGGTTCTTGTTCACCATAAACAGCCATACTAGAAGTAAAAATAAACTTAGTATTATGAGTAACGCACTCATTAATTAAATTTGCAGAGCAAATGAGATTGTTTCTATAATTAAAGTTGCGAATAAAAGGAGACAATCCTTCAGCTGCATATGCAGCAAAATGCAAAAGAACTTCTGGTTTGTGTTCTTCAAATAATTCAACTACTTTTTTTCTTCTTTCTAAATCAAATTTTACAAACGTAAAATTTTCTGATTTGGGGACAAAAGCTTTATATCCACCAGACAAGTCATCAATACCAATTACTTGATGTCCATTAGAAAGTAAGTGTCTTGTATAATTTGCGCCAAGTAATCCAGCACATCCTGTTACAAAAATTTTCATTTATATTCTAAAATAAATTTTCTTTGCTCTTCAGTATTTTTCCAACTACAAGGAAAAACTGAAAGATAATTTTTTAACTCCATCACATGCACATTAACAATTGTATTAAAAAGCATACTATAATTTAGATGTTCAGTCAATAGTAGATCTGTTGTATAAAGATTTTTTATATTTGAAGAACACAATGCTGCAGCTATTGCAAAAGTTCCAACTCCAGATAAAGCAAGATTTTTAGCACTCATGAGAATTGCAAAGTCGTCTTCTACAGTAGAAGATTGAATCTTTACTTTATCAATTTTCATTAGTTCATGAATGATTGGATTTTCTCTGTCTGGTTCAGTGATTAAAATACAATTATCAAATGACTCTATCAAATTAAGATAATAAACGAGAGGATTTGGAATATAGTTTGTTGGGGGATCAAAAATACGATGATAATTATCACCACTCCTAAGATGCATGACTATTGTATCATCTCCAATGATTTCTTTTGAGGGAAGTTTTAAATTTGGAGAAATATATTGTTTACATATTCTATTGATATTGGCATATACATGTTCTTTAGAAACACCAATTTCGTTTCCACCCTCAAAAATTCCTTTTTCACAATGAACTAAAGGTTCCCAAGAATAAAATCTTCCAGAATGTTCTTGAGAATCTTCTTGCAATCCAAAATTTAAAGCAAATTTTCCAATAATACCATGATCTAATTTTTGAAAAAAGGTATCTTTCTTCTGCTCAGCAAACATAATACAATTTGCAATTTGCTGAATATTATTTCCCAATCTACCACTCCAATGAGATATTGAACATGTCATGGATTAATTACTAATTCATTTTCAATATTTTCAATATCTTGTTGCCAATCAACAAAGTTTGGATTATCTTTATTAAAGTGAAGATTGTTCAACCAATTTCGAATTTCAAAAACTTCATTCCAATCAATATTATTCTTAAATTTTTCAATGGCATTTAGTGTTTTTACCTTCACAAAAGTCATACCATAACTTGGAGTGTAATGTTCTAAGCAAATATTTTCATCTTCATACTGAGACATTTCACGAACACTCTTAGGAAGTCCAAAGAAATCAGTAATTGCAACATCCACACGTTCCCATTGCTTTCCTCCGATAACATCACCAGGGCCTTCCCAATGAGAATCGTGGAAAATAAAATATCCACCTTCTTTTAAATGATTGCTCCAGAAATAAAGTTCTGCTAGAACTTGTTCACGAGTATGAATTGTATCAACAAAAATGATATCAAAAGGTTCTTCATCCCAATTTTTACCAAGAGTCACACTATCTGCCTGATAGCACATATAGTTTTGATTAACAAAACGTGCTCCATTTCTCTGGAACCCATCAAACATCAAATCACAACCACAAACTTGATTATGATTCTTATCAGCATCAATAGACATAATGGCAGATGATGCACCAAGACGGACTCCAAGATCAATAAAACGTCCGTTTTTAAATGATTTGACTAAATCTGCAAGAACCCAAGCATTTGATCCCAAATCACAATGAGGTTCATTAATAAAATTTTTAAGTTCTGTTAAATTAGTATCCATAATTTTTTTTCATCTCCGAAAATACTTTTGCAATTCCAGTTTCTAAATTTGTTTTTGGTAACCACCATCCATGAATGTAATTATTGGCTTCATTTCTTTTATCTAATTGCACACTATCTTTTGCAATACCTGGTTTAATCTTTACTTCATATTTACCAATCAAATTAAATTGTCCTTGAATAATTTCAGAAACTTTTTTAATAGAATCATTTCTAAAAGATGTTACATGAAGTTCATCTGTGGGTTTAAAGTCGGAGTAACACTCCATGATTGTTTCCAAAGCCTCACAACAATCTTCTGCGTATAAAAATTGTCTTTCTTCAGTTCCATCTGTCATCATTTCAAATTCGCCTTCTTCAAATCCTTTACGAATAAAGTCAGTGATTACATGTGATTTTTCATGATCATTTTCTACACCATAAACATTCCAAAACTTGACAATAAGTCCACCCAAGTTTTGAGTATACATTTCACCAACACGTTTCATTACTCCATATGGGGAATATGACATATTACTCATTTGAGATGAGGCAAAAATAAATGGTTTATGATATTCCTTTAACCATTGAAACACATTTGCCATGATTCGAGTGTTGTTGTCAATGAATTCAAAAGTATGTTGATACTTTTTCAAATACCTAGAACCACCAACATCAAATGCAAGAAAGAAAATAAAATCAGCAAGGCGAATGTCATGTTGCAATTTTGGATTTGGTATTCTTCTTAAATCTTGATCTTCCCCATTTGCAATGTCAAACTCCGTAATATTATGTCCTTTAGCACACAAATAGTCAGTTAGATAGGCACCAATTTGCCCTTTTGATCCGAGAATTAATATGTTCATTTGGTTTTAATTTGCTCACAAATCCAATCATAAGTCTTACGAATTCCTTCTTCAAGACTTTGCGAATAATCCCACCCCAATTTCTCACGAATTAAATCGTTATTAGAGTTGCGTCCACGAACTCCAAGGGGTGCATTAAGTTTATACACTTTGGTTACATCTTTACCAGCAACTTTTGCAGCAGTTTTTACAAGTTGGTTGATAGTTACCATTTCCTCTGAACCAATATTAACTGGACCGATGAAATCAGATTCCATCATACGACGAGTTGCTTCAATACACTCATCAATATACAAGAATGATCGGGTTTGTTTACCGTCACCCCATACCTCAACTACTCCACCTTCTTTAGGAAGATATGCAACTTTACGACAAATTGCTGCAGGAGCTTTTTCACGTCCACCTTCCCAGGTTCCTTCGGGGCCAAAGATATTATGATACCTGGCAACACGGACAGGAATATTATAATTGCGATTGTAGGCAAAATAAAGACGTTCTGAAAAAAGTTTTTCCCAACCATATTCACTATCTGGATTAGCTGGATAAGCACTTTCTTCACGACAATCTGGATTATCAGGATCAAGTTGATTGTGTTCTGGATACATACAAGCAGATCCAGAATAGAAAATTTTGGTTTTATTTACTCCTTTAAAATCATTTAATTGACGTTGGGACTCAAGAACATTTAAATTAACTGTTACGGAATTATGCATAATGTCAGCATCATTCTCCCCCGTGAATACAAATCCTGCTCCACCCATATCAGCAGCAAATTGATAGATCTCATCAAAAGTATCAATATATTTTGATGCCACAAAATGATAAAAGTTTCCCAGATATCCTTTGAATTCAATAACTCTTTCAACAAATGTTACATCACGAAGATCTCCCTGAATAAATTCATTTGCCTCACTTTGAGAAAATTCAGGAAATTTTAGATCTACTCCACGAACCCAATAACCCTCAGATCGCAGTTTACGAACCATGTGACTTCCAATGAAACCACCAGCACCTAATACAAGTGCTGTTTTTTTATAATCACTCATAGATTAATTAAAACTCTCTTTATATATCATACAAAAAAAGGAGGTTGTTGTCAAGAGCAAGGAACATGTATAATTTTATGAATTATATCTGTAGAGTAATTTGAGATTCCCAAAAAATTGCAAGCTTTAATTGCAATAGAAAATCTATCGGTTTTTGCTAATGAAGATAGAGGCATTACCTGGTGTCTAATTTTAGAATCAAAAACTATAACTCTACCAGGTTTAAAATCAACTAAAGAATTAAAAAAAGAATCTTCATTATAAAATTTAATATCCCCACCCCATAAATTTTCCCATTCAAGATTTGGATATATAAGAATTGTTATGTGATTTTCAAAATGCGAATCAATATGTCCATATGATGTTGTGGATTTATGATAATGATTGAGATAATACTCTTTAAGAAATAAATCTTGGCCCAATTCAGTTGCAATTTTTTTAATATATGGAATTAATCCGGTTTTAAAAAACTCATCTCTAGACAAGTGGCAAGAAAATCTAGAAGTAAAATCGGAGTCTTTTGAATTTACTTTACTCAAATGTCCAGGAGTATATGGAGAATTTAAAGTGTAGGTATATAAAAACGAAAGAAATTGATATGAAAAAAGATTATCTATAATATTGTATATTAAAAATCTGGTGGAACTGTCAAAACTCTTAACATCCAGCAACTTCATCTTTTCCACCATCGCTTTAACCACGGGCTTATTATTACAGTTGTTTAATATCTTTAAAATCTGCTCTATAAATATGTCTATAATATACTTGTGAATACTAGGATTGCCTATACATTTCTCAGTTAAGTATCCGTAAATGTCGTTTAGCAGCACCTGAATTTCTGCGGGCTTGTATTTAATCCAAATGATATTTAGATTATGAATGCCCTTTTTCCATTTAATATAGTCGCAGTATAACTCATACTCGTTATTCAGTAATAGCAGGTTATTCTCAAATATATATTTAGGCGGTATCCACTCCTTATTAACAAGATAACTGTCCCACAGCCTATCTATATTACTAGATAAGAAGGCTGTATCAAAGTATTCTAGCAATTTAATATAGATGTTGTTCTCTCCGTCAATACTATCAGTCGCCTTGATATAAGACCAGACAATCATAAATACCTCTTTTAAGTCTGGTCCGCCGCTAGTGTCAATAATAGCCCTTATTTTCTCATAAATGGTATCTTTGTTCTTCGCCGTAAGTTTATTTAAATGACCGATTAATGTCCGTTTAGTACAAGAATTGTCTGAAAAGTCAGGGATAATAATATGGAACCGTCCTTTATTACTCGTGGTTCCTGCTCCTGCTCCGGTTCCTATATTATTAGCGATATGTAGGCTCTTTTCCTTCTTATTATTTAACTTTTTCTCCCATATCATCTTTGGGTCATAATACGAATCAAAACAACTACACGACTTTTTAAGGGCGTCCGCCTTATTCATAATATGCACGGGAACATCTATATTATATCTACTGTGAAAAACAGAGAGACTGATTTTAATTACTTTCTCATCCATTATAATAGTAAATATATTTAATAATCTTATATATAAAATGGTATGTCCTATGGTATATTATATCATATCATATAAAAAGTATATACATATAGTATGATATAATATACCATATTATATAACATATATGATTTTAGATTTAAAAAAGCATTTTGTAGAAGACCTTGATAACATTTATAAAACCCATTTAATATACAGGACTATTGTAGTATGCGGCGATAACCTAGCCGATTATAAGGAGTTGCTAGAGAACAAGGACTTCAGCGTATATGTTGTTAAAGCAGTTTCTAATATCAATATCAATTACGATACTTTAGACCACCGGATTATCCTAGTTAATAATGAGATGGTTGAAGACTTTTTAAATAGCATTATAGCGAATGATATAGACAACTTCTACACATATATAACATTCACATTTGACAATACCAGTATGAAGGATACGATTGTCAAGAAATACCATAATGTCCGTAATATCGTTAGTTCCATTCTGTAATTTATAAATAATAATATAGCATTATGTTAGGAAGAATTGAATGGCTAAGACGAAAGGAATGGGTATGACGAAAGGAATGGGTATGAGTTTTGGTAAAGGTATGGGAATGGGTATGAATATGAATTTTGGAAAAGGTATGAATATGGGTAAGGGCAAAGGCTCCAACAATATAACCTTAACAGGTATCATACTGATATCTGCTGTCTTTATATTTGCTATACTGATTGCGAATAAGGAGATGATACGGGAGAGTTTTTTTAGCGAGAAAAGATACAGTTTAGAGTATTACTATATGGATACTTGCGGACATTGTAGAGACTTTAACGAGACAGGCATTTGGGATAAATTGAGCGGATTGCCATTCAATAATGTATCTCTTAAAAAATACGATAGAGCAGAGCACAAAGAGCGTGTCAGCACCTTAGGGATTACTGGGTTTCCTGCGTTCGTTATGGTTGATAATACGGCTAGCGCTGGGGCTAGCGGCACTCCAACTATCCTAGCGTCCTTTGAAGAAGAGAGGACTTACGAGAACCTCTTGAAGTTCATAAAGGAGTATGAATGAATGTAATGGATATAAGATATAAGATAATAGATAATATTAAAGTATCTTAATATATTAAAATGGGCGGTGGTATAACACAGTTGGTTTTAAAAGGGCAAATGGACGCATATATTAATATAAACCCTTGTATCAACTACTATAAATATGTGTATAATAAGCATGTTAATTTTTCTATGGAGAACAAGAATATTATCCCTGTGAATAACTCATCTATAGACTTAACAAACACCACAAAAAATATACAAATGACCTTTGAGATAAAACGCTATGGGGATTTAATAAGTAATATGTATCTGTCTTTTAACCTACCCGACATATATTCTACGGATACGCACAGGTTCCGTTGGGTATCTAATGTGGGGCACAACTTTATTAAAACGGCTACCATCAGGATTGAAGGAATTGTCATAGACGAGGTATATGGGGAATGGATGAATATCTGGAATGAACTGACGAACAAGGACGGCGTTGAATACAATAAACTTATAGGGAATATTCCCGAATACACCAGTCCTAACAACAACAACACTAGGTATGTCATCAGGAACAACATATTATATAATCGCGTGTATCCGTCCAAGGACAAGATAGCCGACGCTGACAATCCCTCAATAAAAGGGCGGGTATTACAGGTGCCCTTGAACTTCTGGTTCTCCCGTAATCCGTCTCTGGCTCTCCCGTTATACAAGATACAAAATCAAGAGATAAAGGTGGATGTTGAGGTGAATGAGATGGAGAAGTTATATCAGGTATGGTGCGATAAATTGAAGATGTATGTATCACCGGCATTCTTTAATAACATATATAATGTTAAGATAGATATCAATACTTTTTTGAAAGGCACAAGTTATGTGCAGTGTTTCCTAGATGTGAATTATATATTCTTAGATAGCGATTACAGGATGAGTTCATTACAGACGGAAGGGATTGTTAAATATGTTGTAGATTATGTGAAACGACAGACATTCCAAGCACTAAATATCACTAGCAACGGCGACTATTACACCTTAACAAGTTCTTATAATCACATCAAGGAGATTATTTGGGTATTACGCCGAACTGATATACCTGAAAAACTGAATATACACGACAACTATACTGCTTCGCACACATATAACGAGACGATGGGATTGTTAGAGAGTGCTCGTATTATGTGGGCGGATACTATAATCCGTGAAGACCAGAAGGCATATTACTATAATAACATACAGCCCTATCAGTATCATACGCAGGTGCCTAGGACGGGCATATATTGCTACTCGTTCTCTCTGTTCCCTGAAAAGATAATGAGTGCGGGCTCCTTTAATAACCAAATGACGACCACCTCGCTATACCTGAAAATCAATAATAAAGGTAGCGACACAAAGGATATCACGAAGACCGCTGAATATAAATATCTATTTGAGTTAGCGAAGCGAAACTCCGTAGATTATATCCAAGAAAAGGATGTTAAATTAGATGTTATCGTCTATACGAGGGTTATTAATGTATTCTCGGTAATTAACGGAACATGCAACTTTATTTGGGCTAGATAAGGCTGCTAGACACCTTGTATCTATTATTTTTATATCTATCTTTAATAAAAAGAGGTTATAATGGATTTGATGGTATTATTACTTATATTATTATCAGGATATATAATTAAATATTTAATAGATACCATAAACACCCTTAATAC